ATACAAGCCCCATTATTAAAGCCCATACTTCAATATAATTCATATGATTAATCCGGCTACAGCGTGCTTGTCTTCTTCTAGTATCCTGTCATATGTATCAGTTGAATCATCCCAATTTGGGCAACTCTCGTGCATTTCCATAATGATAGCTTGAGCTTCTTCTTCTTTAATCTCTTGAGCTTCTATTGCATCCTCTGCCATCCATACTAAGTGCTTGGTATAGGTCTCAATCGGTAGGTCTAGGTCTGGTAGTTCATCAAGTGAAAAACCAAAGTCCATTTGAAAGGCATCCATTATATTACGTTGTTCTTGTTGTGCTAGCTTGGCATCTAGTGAAGGCTTGGAATCGTCGATGGTTGGCGTATCTGTTATTATTGTTGAGTTTAGCATTGTTTTTCCTTCGTTGTTTTATTTGTAGAATTATCGGCTTAATTGCCGAGGTATAATATATGGAACAGCTACGAGGGCAGAGCAAGCAATACTTTTGTCGTTCGCGTTGGAGAAAATCGTGCTAGCATGGGAAAATAAACAATGTTTGTCGACGAGGGAAAAAATCTCGGCTCAACGCGTTACGCGTAGGAGGAACCGAAATCGAGGGGCGCCCCGTCTATATATAGTACCCACCATAAAAAATTTGTACAGTTTTAAACAAATGTGCCATTTAGAGCTGTTTGAATAGGGTTGCTATAGCTACCCTAATGCCATCGCATTGCCATCGCAAAGCTCTGCATATAGCAGTAGCAGTAAACCTTAGGTTTATAAGGATACAGTAGGTTTATAAATAAAAGGTTTACTATTAAGGTTTATAAACCTTAGGTTTAACCAATCAAATACAGGAAAGGATTTTAATTATGGCATACGAAGTAAAAGACATGACAGGTTCTATCTTCACAAACCAGGGAAAGACTAAAGAGACACAACCAGATTTTACAGGTAGCTTTAGGATTAAGGGCATGGACTATTCTGTTGCTGGCTGGAAGAAGACAGCTAAGACAGGATTGGAATACACTAGTTATAAAATAGAAGATAAGCAGGACAAAGTCCCATTCTAAATGAAGGTAACATGTAAAGGAAAGGAATTCGACCAATATGAATGCGATGAAATTAACACTCTTGGAATTAAGACAGTCGAAAACTGGCGCAATGCAGAAGTTGGCGATTGGATACGGACTCATGATGGTAAGGCTCTTGAAGTTACTGGAAAGCGTTTCAAAAAGCTTAAAGGCAAGCGTAAACAAATCACTTTTATACGCACAGGTTTTGGAGAAACCCCAACGTACTACGCAAAAGTTTACGCAAAGCAACAAAAAGATTGGTCTGGAAACGACCTCATCTATAAGCAATATGTTAGAAATGTCCCAGCAACTGTATTACAAAAACAATTTGCAGACTATATCTCTAAATTTGGAGAATTGGACAAGAACGGAAAGTTTGATTCCGCCTCAATCGTTGACGCGTACACAAGCGCGTTCAGCGACAATAACCCTAAACAAGCGCTTAGAAGAGGTGTTAGAATTTTACGAAAAAAATATATCTCTGATAGGATTAGCGTGAACATAAGAGAAACACTCTTAGAGCATGGAATGGATGACAATTGGATTGTTAATCAATATAGAGATATAATTGATAGCGCTCCACCAAATGCAAAACTTAACGCACTCAACCGCGTTTCTGAATTGTTAGGTCATACAAAGAAAGAAAAAGAAGAGAAGACTCAAAATATTATTATGATTTCAGATGGAGATAAGAAGCTGTTATCTGAAGCAAGGCAAAAGCTCTCAGACAAAGACATTGGAAGATTAATGAATGTTGTAAAAAATAAAGGAATACAAGGTGTTATTGACGAGGAAGATACCAGAAGCGACAATCACATTAGAGATTGATGAATCCTATACAGGAGTCCTTATGCTTGATGGTAAAGAAATGTTTGTAGAACCAAGGGTATCAGCCTTAATTTTAAGCATGATTGAGCAAGTAGATACGCTCAATGAAAAATTAGATGTTTATGAAAAATATATGACAGGAAGAGCAGATGCCTAACTACACATCAACTAATCAAATGAAATTTACAGATGGGTCATCTCGTCTTGTATCAACATTAGAGGGAGCTAAAAAATTAAAGAAAAAAAATCATTTAAAAAAATGCAAGGGATTAATGAAGAAATCAAGAAAATGATTTCAAATAGATTAGACTTAGGTCAAGCTAAGTACAACCAAGATGTGCCTATAAATGATAATAGAGACTTTACGCAGGAAGCACTAGAAGAATTACTAGATGCTTGCGTATATTTGTCTGCTCAAATACTCAGGATAAAGAATAAGGCGTAATATTGGAACTATCTTACACATTGGAAGAGCGCGAAGCTTTAATGAAGAGAATGTACTTAGATATATTCTTTTTTGCTAAATTTATATTAGGCGACCCAGAGCTTCCTATGCATTATCATATTAGAAGTAAGTCTCCTGATTTTCATAAAGAGATTGTTTCTAAGCTTTTAAACTTGGAAGTTGGCTCAAAGCTAGCAGTTGTAGCTCCTCGTGGTCATGCTAAGTCAACTTTAATAAACTTAGTCTATCCATTGCATAGAATTTTATTTGATGAAGAAAAATTTATTCTTTTAATATCAGAATCAGAAAAGCAATCTAAATTTTATTTAGAAACTATTGGCAATGAAATTGAGTTTAATGAAAAGCTGCAATATTTTTTTGGTGATAGAAAAGGTAGGAACTGGGGTAAAGAAGAAAAAGAATTTGTTTCTGGTTTTAATGAAAATGGAACACCTAATAGTTATTGTAAAGTTCTTATTCGTGGTACAGGTCAGAAAGTTCGTGGATTAAAATACGGAGCATATAGACCGACGCTAACAGTTATTGATGATGGAGAAGGTGAAAGGAATACAGCGACTCAAACTTTGCGTGACCAATTCAGACAATGGCTTAATGGTGCTGTTATTGCTGGTTCTGGAGATTCTAAGCTTATATTTATAGGTACAGTAGTTGATGAGCAATCTTATTTGAATAGAATTGCCGGACCTTTAGCTTACGATAAAAATGGAAAGCGAAAGATAAAGGGTTGGGACAGTTTATTCTTTCAAGCTATCTTGCAAGACAATCCCTTAGGTCAGTTTACTGCAAGTGGAAAAGAAATACCAGATGAAAAAGGTAAACCTAAAGTATTATGGGAAGACTACAGACCTTACGATTGGCTAATAGCTGAGCGAGACAGACTTATATCTGAGGGTGATGTTGCTTATTTTTATCAAGAATATCAAAATATACCAATGGATGACAGTTTTCGTGTATTTAAAAAAGAAAACATTAACTATTGGGAAGGTCATTTTAGAAATGACAACAATTTTTCTGTTATAAGCCGAAATGTTGAAGATGAAATATGGGATGTGCCTGTAAATGTCTTTATGGGAGTTGACCCAGCGTCAAGTGAAAACGTAAAAGCTGATTTTTCTGTAATTATGGTGATTGGAGTAGACGCAGAAAATAATATTTATGTTATTGACTACCATCGAGGTCAAATGGCTCCAATGGATTTAGCTGATAAGTTAACCGAAATGATAGAACATTACAAGCCTAAATTAATAAACATAGAAGAAACTGGACATGTTATGCTTTCTGATTACATGTTGAGAGAATCTAAAAGAACTGGAAAATTTTATAACGTAATTCCTAAAAAAGCAATTAAAAGTAAATACTATAGGATAAAACAATTGCAGCCTTATTTTGCTAGCAATGCTATGAGCATTAAAGATGAGCATTGGGAATTAGAACAAGAGCTTTTGAGTTTTAAAGAACATGGAAGTTTTAAAAAAGACACTTTAGACGCTTTAAGATGGGCTATTGACGACATTTATTCACCTAGACATGGCTATGATGAAGATGGAACTCAATATACTGGCTATTCTTCTTTTAAAGGAATAGATTGGGAAACGGGCGAAAGTGTATTTGCATAATATATATAATAAGAATTAATATGTGGTAGTATGATAAATTTAAAAAATATCAAACTTGGAGACCTTTCTGCGTCTGACATTAGTAATGAATACGTTTATTACCAATCTTCAGCAGATGAACATAAGTTTCAAATGGCAGAAGACGAAGAGTTTTATTTAGGATTACAGTTAACAAGAGCGCAAAGAGATTATTTAGTAAGTGTTGGTCAACCGCCTGAATCTAATAATAAAATTAGACCTGCTGTAGAACAAGTCCTTTCAAATGTTGCAGGCTCTAGTCCTGAATGGGATGTTAGACCTGTAGGTAAAACAGACTCTGAAGTTGCTTTTGTATATAATAAATTGCTAGACAAAATTTGGTATGACTCAGATGGAGACAGGCACTTTAGAACTATCGTAAAAGATTACACAGTTAAAGGTGTTGGATATATGTATGTATATCCAGATTGGCAAGCAGAACAAGGAAGAGGTGGAGTCAAGGTAAAAAGAGTTGCTCCAGAAAATATATATGTTGACCCTAATTCAACAGACCCATTTTTTAGAGATGCTTCTTCTATAATGCTTTCAGATACGAGTACTAAAGAGTCAATGAAAATAATGTTTCCAGAGCATGCTAATGAAATAGAAGATGCTAATGAAGATTATAGAGATGACGATTATTCAACTTCTAAATATAATAGAGACGATATAATAAGAAGAAGCGATGTAAACGACGATGGTCAGCCTAAGATTAGAAGATTTATACGATGGTCAAAAGTAAGTGAAGAACAAATACTTCTTACTGATAAACTTACTAAAAGACAAAAAAGTTTTAATAAAAATGAATACGATGAGTTTAAGGACACTAAAAGATATAAAGCATATCTTGTCCAAAACCAAGTCGAAGAAGAAAAAATATTTATTACAAGAGTTAGAGAAAGCTTTGTAATAGGCGATGTAATGATATATGACATTGTATTGCCATTAGAAGATTATCCTATTGTGCCTGCTTGTAATGAGCATAATGGAAATCCTTATCCTGCTGGCGATGTTAGACATGCAAAGACCCCACAAAGAATGTTAAATAGAACCGAGGCATTGCTTATCTCTCACGCCACCAGTACGGCTAGTTTTAAATTAATATATGAAGACGGGGCAATAGACCCTGAAGAACTTGAAAAATGGTTTGTACCTAATGCGATTATACGAGCAAACCCTTCTGCTTTAAGAGAAGGTAAGATTAAAGAATTATCGCCACCTGCAATAAGTTCCCAGCTTTATATAGAAAAACAAAGATACGAAACAGATATTGAAACAGTATTTGGAGCTTATAAATTTCAACAAGGTAATCCTTCTGGTGCGGTTGGAACTTTTGGTGAAGCAAAAATATTAGATGAATCTTCTTCAAGAAAACAAAACTGGAAGATATTACCAGCATACGACATGCTTACTCATGTTGGTAAAATTGTATCAAAGTATATTCCTTATGTATATGATAAGGAAAGAGTTTTAAGAGTTATAAACCCATTAGGGATAGAAAAAGAATTAAAGATTAATGTGCCGGTAATAAATGATTATACATTAGCTATTGATAGAATGTATGACGTAACAACGGCTGAAGTAGATATAAGAGTTGTAATTGGTAGTACTCGAACGAAAAGTCCAACAGCAGATTTGTCAAAAGATATTCAGTTATTACAAGCTGGTATTTATGATAAAACTCAAGTTATTATGGGACTCCAGGGAGATGTAGATAAAGCTGCGTTAATTTCTAGGTTGAGTGAAATTTCTCAATTAAGAGCAGAAAATCAACAGCTATCAAAACAATTACAATCTATGACTGGTGATTTGCAAACTAGAGAAAGAGAATTGTTCCATACGAAAATGAGAGCAGAAGTCTCTGAAGCAACAAAACCAGTACAACAAGCAGTAAGTAATCTGAGGGCGACAGCAAAGAACGAGGAAAGAAAACAGAAAGATATGACAGATAAAACAGCTATTGATTTAGCTGACTTAAGAAACGCGGTTAACTCAGAAGATACGGCTTCTAACCCATTTGAAGAACAAATAGGATTAGGATAACCAACAAAAAGGAGCATCGAATGTCTAAGGATACGACAAGTACGCAAGAAACTAAAGAAGATAACTTAATGGGTATGTTAAATACATTTAACGAAATTCCATCTAGCTCTGAAGAAGTGAAAGCTGAAAACGAAATAGAGTCTGAAGCAACAGAAACCATTGAGCTTTCTCAAGAAGAACAAGAAGAAATAACTCAAAAGGAAGAAAAAGCTGTAGAAGAAGTCAAAGCATGGCTTATTGATAATAAGTTTGAAGATACTGAAGAAGGTCGCAGTAAACTTGCTGATGCGTATAAGAATATACAAAGCGCAAAAGATAAGGCTGAAGGCGAACTTCGAGATAGAAGCTCAAAATATGAAAAGCTTGAAGTTATTGACTCTTGGTTGCAAAAAAACCCTAATATTGTAGAAAAATTGCAAATAGAAGCTAACAAGCAAGAAGCTGGAGGTTCTCCTCAAAAGCCAGAAGATTATGAAATACTAGAAGAAGCAAGCGATGGCTCTTCTTCCCAAGTCTGGCGGAAGGAATACGACGAATGGCTAATTGACCAAGGCGCTAAAAAAGCAATGAATCAATTTGAAGGTGTAAGGCAAAAAGAGAGTCAAGTAAAAGCAAGAGAAGCTGAAGTAAACGAACTTAAATCATTAGGCATGACGGATGAAGAAATACAATCATATTATGGTTTTATGAAAAGTCCCGACAATGTTACTACTTCTAATATGGTCAAGGTGTGGAAGGTTCTGAATGGAAAACAAGAAACTGCAAATTCTCCTTCAGAAAAAGAAAAAGCTAATCGAACTAATGTTCTTGAAATGGAAAAGGTACAAAGTGGCGCTTCAGTTGAAGGCAAGCCTACTCCTGTTAAAAAACCTCAGGAAAAAGAATTAGATGACTTTATGAAGGGAATATTGCAATTTAGCAAAAAATAACCCTAAATAAAGGAGTATGTCAAATGGCATATACATACGGAGCCGGAACTGCAACACAGTTTAGTGACGGCACACAAAGACAAGTACTCGAATTAGGTCCAAAGATTTATTATTATAATGAATCTGTAACACCTTTGCTATCTATTTCTGGTCGTGCAGGCACAGTTGGAACTCCTGTACCGATTTTTGAATGGATGGAAGACGAGTATTTCATTAAAAGAAGCGTTAAAACTAATATTGTAAGTACAGACGTAGCTGATACTGCAACTGGCGGAATTAACGGACATAACTCAGTTGTAACATTTCGCAGACAAGCTCAAATGGAAATGTTTGAAGTTGGAGCAATCTATGCTGCATCTGTAGCTGGCGGTTCTTCTGCTATACATTCACCAATTACGCATTTTTTATGCGTAGCTATTGGTAAAGAGGTTAATTTAGCCTCTCCTAGCGA